CTAAACTTGCTGCTGCAATATCCACTAACCTTTCTGCTGGAACTGCTGATGACAAAGAATTTGAGCGTCGTGCCAAGTTGTCTGAGTTGATGTTTAAAGAGAAAGAGTTGGATTTAAAAGAAAAAGACATGATGCAGAAGCTTGACATTGTTAAATTACAAATGGAAAAGCCCTTGACAATGGAGTAATCTTGTGATATAATGTAAGTATAATATAAGCTTATTATAACACATCTAATTTAGGAGTGCAATAGCTTGCAAAAAGAATTACAGCAATATTACGAGAATAGATTTTCCACAATGGCAACAGTCGGGTGGAAAGAGTTTATAGAGGATGTTCAAGCTTTATTTGATTCATATAATAATATTTCCACTGTAGATACGCATGAAGAATTACATAAGCGTAAAGGGCAGTTAGATATATTACAATGGGTATTGACATTAAAAGCAGTTAGTGAGCAAGCCTACGAGGAGTTACAAATTGCGGATAATGCTTGATTTCAAGTGCTCCGTTTGTGACCAAGTAGATGAACGGTATATAGATAATAAAACAGAATACACTGAGTGTTCTAAATGTAACGGTAATGCTATTCGTATGATTAGTACACCTACCATTGCATTAGAAGGATACTCAGGTAGCTTTCCAAGTGCTGCAGATGCTTGGGCTAAAAAGCATAACCTACCTGCAAAAAGAGATTAGTCTAGCCAATAGATTAGTTCCTTTCCTATAATGCTTAATGCACAGGAGAAATATTATGGCAAAAGTTTTAGATGACGTTTTAGAAAGTACGATTGAAGCAAGTTCACTAGACGAAATTGATGCACCCGTAGAGGCGCAAGTCGAACAACCTGTTGAAGACGATTTACCTGAGAAGTACCGCAACAAGTCAGTTAAAGACATCATTGCAATGCACCAAGAGGCTGAAAGGTTTATTGGTAAGCAAGGTGGGGAGGTAGGTGACCTGCGTAAAGTGGTAGATGACTTTATTAAGACGCAAACAGCTAATAACTTAAAGACACAAGAGATAGAAACTAATAGTGATGAGGACTTCTTCATTGAGCCTAAGAGTGCTGTAAATAAAGCAATCGAAAATCATCCAGCTATTAAGGAAGCCCAGCAAGCCTCTATTGCCATGAAACAAGCGGCAATTCAAGATAAGCTTTCTAAGGATTTCCCTAATTATGTAGAGGTTGTAACTAACCCTGCGTTTGCTGAATGGATTAAGGCATCTAAAGTTAGAACAGAGTTATACAACCGAGCAGATAGTAATTTCGATTATGATGCGGCTCAAGAACTTTTGTCTACTTGGAATGAACGACAATCCGTAACCTCTAAGGTAACTGAAACTGCCAAACTTGACCGTGACTTACAACTCAAAGCGGCTGATGTTGGTAATGGAAATGCCCAAGAATCTGTTTCAAAAAAGAAATATCGTCGAAGCGATATTATTAAACTTATGCAAACTGACCCTGAAACGTATGAAGCTCGCTCACAAGAAATTATGCAAGCCTATCGTGAAGGTCGAGTAATTTAATTTAAACAATATAGAAAAGGATTTACAAAATGGCTTTAGGCTCAAATCAAGTAACAACCACAACTGCTGCAACCTTTATTCCAGAGATTTGGAGTGATGAGATTGTTGCCGCTTACAAAAAGAACCTAGTTCTTGCAAACTTATTTAAAAAAATGTCATTCGTTGGCAAAAAAGGTGATACAGTTCATATCCCTTCACCAACCCGTGGTACAGCTTCTTTAAAAGCAGCTAACACACAAGTTGAATTACAAGCCGCAACTGAAGGCGATGTAGTTGTAACTATTGACAAACACTACGAATACTCACGTTTGATTGAGGATATCGTCGAAGCACAAGCTTTAACTTCACTACGTCGCTTCTACACAGAAGATGCTGGTTATGCTCTATCTAAACAAGTAGATACATCTCTTGTTCAATTAGGTCGTGGCTTCAATGGTGGTAACGGTGCTGCTACTTACGGTGGTGCTTACATCGGTGGTGATGGTACAACTGCTTACACATCAGGTTCAAGCAATGCTTCTGCATTAACTGATGCTGCTATTCGTCGTACAATTCAACGTCTTGATGACAACGATGTTCCTATGGATGGTCGTTTCTTCATTGTTCCACCTTCATCTCGCAACACATTGATGGGTTTGGCTCGTTACACTGAGCAAGCTTTCGTTGGTGAAAGCGGCACAAACAACACAATCCGCAACGGTGAAATTGGTAACTTGTATGGTATCCCTGTATTTGTATCATCTAACTGTGATACTGCTACTGGTGGTGCTCGCATCGCTTTACTAGGTCACAAAGATGCTGCTGTGTTGGTTGAACAACAAGGTGTTCGTTCACAAACTCAATACAAACAAGAATACTTAGGTACTCTATACACTGCTGATACATTGTACGGTGTTAAAGAGTTACGTGACAACGCTTGCTTTGCATTAGCTGTTCCAGCCTAATAAGTAATTAGGTTTAAACCTCTTACCCACACGACTCGGGTAGGGGGTTTTTGCATAATTATTTAACCACGGAGAATATCAAATGGCACAATTCAAATGTTTAGTATCAGGTACAATAGTTTCCTTTGAGCATGAGCATGATATTGTTGAGATGCACAAACATCCTCAGTACGAATTTGTAGAACCAAAAACTCAAGCTAAAGCACCTGAAGGTTTAGTAAAAGAAAAAACAGTAGCAGTAAAATCAATCTTTAAGGACTAGTTATGGCTATATATAGAGGTGAGGGTGGTAGTGGAGATGCAACAGCAGATACCTCCAATACCTCTGCTGTAGCGATTGCTGCAGCTATTGATTCTCAAAATAGTGCTACTGCTTCTGCAGCTAGTGCAACAAGTGCTGCTAGTTCAGCTACTAGTGCTAGTGATTCTGCTTCAAGTGTATCAGCTAGTGCTTCTGCGGCTGCTACATCCGCAAGTAATGCAGCTACAAGTGCTACAAATGCTTCAGCAAGTTCAACTGCTGCTGCTGCAAGTGCCATTGGTGCTTCTTCAAGTGAAACTGCTGCTGAAACAGCACAGACTGCTGCTGAGTTAGCTGAAACTAATGCTGAAACAGCTGCTACGTCTGCAACTGCTAGTGCATCTACAGCGACAACTAAAGCAAGTGAAGCGTCTACTAGTGCTACTAATGCAGCTTCTAGTGCATCCACTGCTAATACTGCTGCTACTTCAGCTTCTACTTCTGCCACTAATGCTGCAACAAGTGCAACGTCAGCTAGTGGTTCAGCTACTACAGCAACAACACAAGCAACTAATGCAGCGTCATCCGCTTCTAGTGCCTCAACATCTGCTGCTACTGCTACCACACAGGCTACTAATGCTAGTTCTAGTGCAAGTGCTGCTGCAACCTCGGCAACTAATGCAGCAACATCAGCTACGAATGCAGCTAGTTCAGCTACATCTGCATCAGGTAGTGCAACAACAGCTACTACACAGGCTTCAAATGCTTCTACCTCTGCTAGTGCAGCTTCTACTTCAGCAAGTAATGCGGCTACAAGTGCTACAAATGCTGCGAACTCAGCTACAACTGCTGCAAGTTACACACCTAGTCAAACTGGTAACAGCGGTAAATTCCTTACTACAAATGGTACGGTTACCTCTTGGGGAACAGTAGATGCACTACCTTCTCAAACAGGGAATAGTGGTAAATATTTAACTACTAATGGCACTGCTGCTTCTTGGGCTACAGTTAATGTAACACCTGCTCTTGATGATTTATCTGATGTAACTATTACTTCTGTTTCTAATGGTCAAGTACTAGCTTATAATGGCACTGCATGGGTTAATACAGCAGCTAGTGGTAACACTACATCTAAAGGTTTATTTGAACATAGTAATACAATTTCAACTAACTATACAATAGCTACTGGTAGCAATGCGATGTCTACAGGACCAATCACAGTAGCAAGTGGTGTAACTGTCACAGTCCCATCAGGTAGTCGTTGGGTAATAATTTAATTTTAGGGATAAACTATGGCAACGATACTTAATGCGTCAACGGCTGGGGTAGGTGGGTTAGAAACAATCCCCGACAATAGCGGAAACTTAAACATACAAAGCGGTGGCTCTACTAAGATTGCTGTGACATCAGCAGGTGTAGCGGTTACTGGATTAGCTAAGGCATCATTGCCTACTGGTAGTGTGTTGCAAGTGGTAACTTTAACAGGTGCCTCAAATACAACTACATCATCTTCTACTTTTATAGATACTGGATTAACACTTTCAATTACTCCTACATCTGCAACAAGTAAAATACTTGTTTTTTATTCTGCATCTACTAGCCAAACAGGAGCTTCAATTAAAGATGCGCCAATGCAACTTTTAAGAAATTCTACAGTACTTGTATCAAGTAATCCGTATTTCAATACATTAACTGAGGCAATTACTACTAGCGGTAATAATTATCTTGATAGTCCAGCAACTACTTCAGCTACTACTTATAAAATACAAGTAAAGTGTAATAATAGTTCTTCAGTTCTTGTATATGGCTCTACATATTCATCATTAACACTAATGGAGATAGCAGCATGATGCACTCTATATTTAAAGTATATCCACACATTGTTACTGTTCGTGGAGATGAAGCCTTTGATGCTGACGGTAATCAAGTCACATACGACCTAGCCTTAGTCCAAGCAGAGCAAGCAGCAGAAGCTAAGCGTCAAGAGGCACTAGCCTACTTAAGCCAAACAGATTACATGATGACAGCAGACTACGACAAGGACACCACAGCGGTTAAGGTGTTAAGGGCTGAGGCTCGTAAAATAGTTAGAGGGGAAGCGTAATGCCTTTATTGTTAGCAGGAGCGACAAGCGGTGTAACGACTGTACAAGCTACAGACACGGTGACTGCTACAATGACCTTGCCATCCGTATCTGGTATTGTACCAACACAAGACAGCACAACAGGTGCATTGACATTACCTACTGGCACAACAGCACAACGATCAACAGCCTCAACAGGTATGGTTAGGTACAACTCAACACTAGGCGTTATGGAATACTACAATGGTACAGCTTGGTACAGCATTACTGCTACTTTGCCTACCACTTCAACAGTTGAGTATTTAGTTGTTGCTGGTGGCGGTGGTGGTGGTTTAGACCGAGCTGGTGGTGGCGGTGCAGGTGGATATAAAACTGCAAGTGGCTTTTCTGTAGCAAGCGGTTCAGCAATTACTGTCACAGTAGGTGGTGGTGGTGCTGGGGCAACTAGCGCAGGGTCTTACGGTGGCAATGGTGGTAATTCTGTATTCTCATCTATTACATCTACAGGTGGTGGTGCTGGTGGTACAAATGGCGCATTAGTAGCCGTAGGTGCTGCTGGTGGTTCAGGTGGTGGTGGACGAGGCGGTGTAGCCCCTACTACGCTTGGTGGTGCAGCTTCTCCTGCTGGTCAAGGTAATGCTGGTGGTACAGGTAACTCAAATGATTCAGGTGGCGGTGGTGGTGCAGGTGCTGCTGGTGGCAATGCTGGTGGTGGGG